TGGGAGCGCGTCTGCTTTCGACTGATAACGAAGAAGAAGCCGAAACCATTGCCCGACAACTCGATAGCTTCAACACCGAGCGCAGAGCCATCGAATCGGCCGTGATGGATGAAGCGCTTCATCAACTTGAAGAACAGGGACAATCGCGATCGGTTTTGATCGCAGCCGGTGAAGGTTGGCATCCCGGTGTTATCGGGGTTGTTGCGGGTCGCATGAAAGAAAAGTTCGGCAAACCCGTTATTATCATCGCCTTAGACCGTGAGGGTGAAACCCCGATGGGCAAAGGCTCCGGTCGCTCCGTTCCCGGGGTTAATCTGGGCGCGGCGATCAGTGAGGCCAAAAAGACCGGACTTTTGATAGCCGGGGGTGGCCACGCCATGGCTGGAGGTTTGAGCGTTTCTCCAGAACGGATAACCGAATTGGTGGCTTTTCTTGATGACATCCTGGCCCCCCAATTGGCGAATGCTGTTGATGCCATGGCTTTTAAGCTGGATGGCCTGCTCTCTGCCCCGGCAGCGAACGCGGACTTGGCAGAATTAGTGGCCAAAGCCGGACCTTATGGGCAAGGCAATGGGGAACCCCGGTTTGCCTTTTCAAATATGAGGGTGTGTTTTGCTCAACGTGTCGGGACAGACCATGTTCGATTCACACTTGAAGACGCGAGCGCACAACGTGTTTCCGGTATATCTTTCAGGTCTGCCGAAACCCCCATTGGAGAGGCATTGTTGAGTGCAGATGAGCGTCTTTGGCACGTTGCAGGCAGAATAAAGCTGGATGAATGGCAGGGCCGAAAGCGTGTCCAGCTTCACTTGGAAGATCTGGCTGCAGCTGAAAGCTGATTTTTTCACAAAAGCGGCTTGCCACATCCCTCCGGCTTTAATATACGACGGCCCTCTTGGCACGCGCCCTTCGTCTATCGGTTAGGACGCCAGGTTTTCAACCTGGAAAGAGGGGTTCGATTCCCCTAGGGCGTACCAAGGCCTTTTTATACCATTGATTTGTATTGTTTATTTCAGGGTTAGACACTTTGGATCACTAAGGTTAGACACTACCTGTTCTCGGTACGTTTTTTCTGAGCCTCTTCAGCCAGTCTTTTTTGATCTACTTGTCGTGTGTATCGCTCAACTTCTGAAATTGTTTTGTGGCCAGTGATGGCCATGATTTCATGGACCGTACACCCGGCCTCAGCCAAGTGCGTGGCTGCCGCCTTTCTTAAGCCGTGCGATGCACATCGCTCAGGCAGACCTGCTTTCATGCATATTTCGTGAAACCAGTTCCCGTAGCCATTCGGAGAATATGGCTTCCCATACTTGGTGATCAGAATCAGTAGGTGCTCGCGCTTGTGCTGATCTAGCTCGATCTGAAGTTTTTTATCGACCGGAATCGACAATGGCGGTTCATGGTCTTTCGCCTTTGCCTGCTTTACACTGATCAAGCCATCTTTTGGCCAAGGCATTCTTACGATGTCGCTCTTGCGCTGGCCGGTGTATAGGTGAAGGGAGAAGGCCAATCTCTCTTTTGAACCTGAAGGCCATCGATCCTCAAAAGTTTTGATCTCGTCGGTTGTCCAGGTGTGGTATTCCCCTTCACGAAATCGCTTGATCCCGGCTGAGGGGTCCGATGATATCCATTTTAATCGCTTGGCTAATACGAACAGTGTCCGGAGGCGTTTCAAGATATTGTTGGCAGCCGACGGTGTGGCTGACATTTCAGCCATAATCGCTGATAGGTGCTCGAATTCTACTCGATCAACAGGAAGGTGGCCGTACTTTGTGAGGAAGGTTCCAAGGTTGGATTTATAACCTCTCTTGGTGTTTGGTCTCAGATCAATGAATGCGGGTGAGTTGAAGTAGATATCTGCGAGGCGGTTGAAAGACCGGGCTTGAGGGGCCGCTTTTTTGGCGGGCTTGTTTCTTTCGTCGGCTTCAAATTCTGCATTGTAAGCCGCCATGAAATCTGTTGATCCCGGCGCGCCGGGCAGAGCCACGCGTCGGCCAGCGCGTCGATAATAGTGTCGCTGCTTTCCGTGCCTGTCCCTGTACGCTTGGATATATGGCAGATCAATTTTGCCCAACAGCCTCATCCCATGGGTTGGTTTGGGCGCTACCATTTGTCAAAGCATTGAAGGCGTCAAGTAATGCGTCGGCGCGCCAGAGTGTGCAGCCGTCGATTTTGCAAGGCTTCGGCATTCGGCCCTGCTTGACCATTTCCAGAAACTTTGACTGGCTGATACCAAGATATGTTGCGGCTTCAGGCGCGCGATATCCCAGCTTAGGCATGGCCTCCATGTGTGTCATCTCGCCTCCCTTTTGTGTTGCTCCGCGCGGTCCAGCCGTTCAATCTCAGCAAGGATCAAAGCGCCCGCACGGACAAGGTCTTCGCGTCTGGACTTGGGCTTGTGGCCTCCCTGCTCGTCATCAGCAAACACCCAAGCGGCATCATACCAGGCGGTATCCCATCCGTGGTTGCATTCGCTTAACCCGCGACATCCGCAACGCGCTTGTTGCTCGCATTTTATTGGAACAGGCGAAGCATATACCGCGGCCAGCAAGGCCAGCTTGCCGTCTGCGTGCTCATCATCGTGATCGAGCGTCCAGCCTTCCTTGGCCTGCTGGCGATCACGCTCTTCAACCACATCATTCAGCGCTTCTGTCTGTTTCATTGGGATTGCTCCTGCGTGCGTTCTGGTGGGGACGGATACAGTTGTTCAGCGTCATATTTTGCCGCTTGGTAGAGTTGAACCGCATCAATCGTGGGATCGTCCTTAGAGCCGGTTCCTGTCCTCAGAATGCAGGCACCGAAATAAAGGCACAGGTGCGCCAATTTTCGGTCTTCGACCGTCTCTTGTGGGTCGCCGTACTGATCGCGAATTTCATCATAGATTTCCCCACGCATTTCCCGTCGGGCCCTCTGACGTTCATAGTTCATTTTCCCGTCACTCATTGCTGTCTCCCGTGGTGGTCTGGGGAAAGGCGCGGTGTTCGACGCCGTCCAGTAAATGCCCGGATTTCTTCTTGCCGGTCTTTGTCATCACCGTGGCGGCAAAACTCTTGTGTCGGCCTTTCAGGTCTTCATCTGAAACCGCATCCATCGTGTCTGGAACCGACCGGCCATCGTTATAAACGCACCGCCGCTCGCCTGATTTTGAGGGTTGAGAGCCCAAAGCCCACTCTCCCCATTGTTTAAAAAAGTACGGCACATCCGCCGCTGCGCATTGATCGCGCAGGGCTCGTATCCAATCGGGATGACAGGGCCGGGCATTGGGTCCGCTCTCGCCACCGGCAATGACCCAGTCGAGCCCAGTGATGCCTCCTTCATCAGGGTTCGTGAGCTTTCTGCAGTTTTCCAATTTTGGATGTCCGTTTTCGCACCACCCACAATCACCCCAGCACTCAGAATAAAGTGCGCTTTCTCCGTGCCAGCTCGATTCAAGATCCACCGGCCCTAGAAGTGGTTCTGCCGAGATAAAGCGCAGGGCTGCGGGTGTTGCCAGAAGATCAGGTATGCGCTGATCGGCTGATACCTGGTCTTCGATAGATGGTCCCAGCCAGACATTGGGCAGGGGCCATCTTCCGGGCGTCATAAAGTACCTGTATCCGAATTCCGGCACACCGTCTTTCATCGGTCCAATCGGGCTTTTGGTATAGACTCTGGGATTGTATAAATTGGGGCGCAGCAATCCGGGGGTCTCGTCGAACTTGGAGATATGTTCGGCAATCCGGGCGCATACGCCATCACCCTTAAAGGGGCCACCCAGATATTCCCGCATCCGATCCGGTCTTTTGGTCAAGACCTGAAATGTGTGGTGCGGAGATAGCGCCATCACCGCAAACATTTCATCAACCCACGCATCCGGCACGGCGGAATCAAACGGATCGCCCATTGAATTGACGAAATACAAGCGCGGTTTGGTGGCTCTCAGCGGAGCAAGGCGGGCCTTCTCAGGTGCTTGGGCTACCTTGCCGGTCCAAACAGCTTTACCTTTCACGCGCTTTGTCAGGCCCGCATAATGGCCTTTGCCGAGTTGACAGGCGTCGACGCGGGCCGCTTGGCCCATCGCATAGCAATTGGTGCAGCCCTTCGAGACAATGGAGCAGCCGACAATCGGGTTCCATGTGTCATCGGTCCATTCTATTTTGGTCTTGCCGGTCATGGGGTTTCCTCGCAGTTGCGGATCTGATCAATGTTTTGCTTGATGACTTCAAAGGTGATGGCGCTCACCCAAGGGTTTTTATCCCAGCCGAATCCGCGATCGGAATTGATGGCGTTCCAGAGGTCGCGCCAAACGTCGCGCTCTGTCTCGATATAGCTACCTCGTGGCGCGATGTTTTGAACGTCTTCCCGCCAAACCTCCCAATCTTCGGTGATGGCTCCCTCAGCACGAATGTCTGCGGTGCTGATATCCTGAACGCGCTCAACCCGAACGTCTTTGACCAGAAGGGTGAGGCGGGATTTAACGCGTGGCATGAACCGGGCGAGCCGCTTGTGCCATGTGACCGTATCGGGATCGGCATGGTGACGCCCGCCTCGAAATTCGGCTGGCTCGTCAAAGCGGATTTGATCGTCGGTTGGGTAGAATGCCCATTTTTGCCGTCCGGTGCGTGTGCGCTTTCCTTCGACCGGCATCCAGTTGCCGCGTTGAAAATAACTTTCCCGGACATAGAGCCGGTCGCCGACAGCATATCCACCTTGCCAGAGGTCGGCATAAGAACCGTCCGTGCAAGGCACAATGCCGATATGTTCGCCGGTTTCACCGTTTTCCCAACCCCAACATTCAGGATCGTTTGCGCACGCGTGCGGCCCGCGATTGTCCGGCAGTGCGCCTCGGTTTTTGAGCACCCGTCTTGTCTGGCTTTTCCTGCCATCGAGAAGGGCTCTGACCATCTCGCCAGAGAATAAGATAGGGCGGTCGGTCATGCTTCACCACCGCAGCTAGGCTGTCCGTTGGTGTCAAGCCGGGGTGTGATCGCGGTCCCAGACGAGCTTATTGCGATCAGATATTCACAGCCATTAGCATCTTCGAACCGATTTATTTGAACGTGAAAGCCGAGGCTGGGTTGTTGCTTTGCTAAAGTGGCAATAGATTCTGGATTGATCCCGCGCGGCATGTCCGCTTCGGAGCAGCCACTCAAAAAGATCAGAGACAGAAGACTGAGGGGGAAACTTTCGGATCGAGACTTCATGACTTCCCTCCGGGGCGAGTTTCAATCATGAGCGAGGCAAGACCATATGCTGCATCTGCCATTTCTTGAGGCGAGTGCTCAGTGCTTTCAGGGTTCGCAATGAGCCCCACCAAGGCCTGCCCAGCGAAGTAATCCAGAAGCGTCATTCCTTCGTGCTGGCGATGTATTTCACTGTGGGCGCTATCCATCATCTCATCTTGAGGATAAGCGGGTCCGCCGGTTTTGATCTCCGTCATGACAGAATCCCCTGAGCTATAGCGAGAATGGTTCCTATGGCTGCGGCAATGCCGACAATCCAAAGCAACCTGACGGCTTGAGGTGTCCAGAAAGAGCCTTTGCTGCGAGTGCTCATGGCGCTTCCTCCGCGGCAGGAGGGGCGGCGTAGGTAACACCCTCTATGTTGTGTAGTGGGGCTTCGAAAATAACCGTTTCGCCATCATAGACCCGGACACGCTCCATGTTGCAGTAGGGTCCGGGCAGGTCTTCCGTTACTGTTATGCGTGTAACTGTGCCCGCCTTTCGATAGACGTTTCCAAATGTCCTTTGGTAGGACGCGCCAACCCTGTAATGCACACCCTCTTCACCATGCTCACCTTGAGGGATACCGCTGACGCTGACGGCTTCTTTCTCATGAGTGCTCATGCTGCCCTCCGGAATAAGCTGGAAGCTTCAGCGTCGGTCATTTCTCGCTCGTCAGAGATGGACCGGAGCAAATCAATCACACGGCGGCGAACCGTCTGATCTTGAATGCCAGAGAATGCAGACGCCAAAGCCAAGCCGTCCGGGCTGGCAATGAGGTCATATAGACCTTCACTATCGGCTGGCTTCAGCTGAACAATTCCGGCACCGTCAAGGCCCTTGAAAAAGTAATCCAGGTCAACTTCAAGAAGTCTGGCGCAATTGAACAGGCGACTTGAGCCAAGGCGGTTTGTTCCGCGTTCATATTTTTGGACTTGCTGGAAGGTGACGCCGAGCTTGTCGGCCAGCTTTTGCTGACTCCACTTCATTTCTGACCTGCGAAGGCGGAGACGGGCTCCAACGTGACGGTCTATATGGTCTGGCTTTCGAGCGCTCATGACCCGCCCTCCACGGCACCCAGATACAGCTCAAGTAGGGCTTCCATCTCTTGGCGCTGATGGGGGTCGAGCTTGCGCAGAGCAATCACTTTGCGAAGGGCTTTCACATCATAGCCGGTGGATTTGGCTTCGGCGTAGACTTCCTTCATGTCGGCCATGACATTGGTCTTGTCTTCTTCAAGGCGCTCAATGCGAGCGACAAAAGCTTTCAATTGCTCACGGGCGGTGCCGCCAATGGAGTCAACATTACCATCGGATGGGGCGGATGATGTTTCGGTGAAAGTCATGCTGCTTTCCTTTCAGGTTCGTCTTGTGAAATTTCTATTCCTTCGCGAGCGCACCAAACCTCAATGATTTCGAAGAGGTCTGAGAACTCGGAAACTGTGAGATTGCTTGAGGAGTAGGCAATGGGAATCATTCCCTCGCCGTCGAGATCGAAAATAAATCGAGCCTCTTTTCTCAGGCCATGAACAAACAAGATTTTGTAATCGTCGGCGCTCATCTTCATGCCGTGATGCTCTGGCCTCTGCTTGACGATTTCACCAAGGATTGCCCAGAGCCGAGCGTTTTGGATATCCGACCTCTTGCGGGTCAGAACCAACGTCCAACCGTCCTTTGTGCGGCCATTGGCAACCCAATTGATCCCGTCTTGGGCCTTTTGTAGATTGGCCGTGCTGTTGAGCTTTATGGATCGCCGGTCAGCACTCATGCCGCCAGATCCGATTGAGCGATTTCGTGGAGCTTTTGAAGGCCGAGAACCTTTGCATTCACTTCAATCAAAAAGTCGCTGACGGCTGCTTCCAGCTCGTCGATGCGTTCCGCGTCGCGATGGATGCGCGTAACCTTCATCCTCATGGATTCTGGAAAGCGAGGATCGAACGACACATAATCGCACCACTGCCTGTCAGGAAGGCAGGCCATTTGCCAATGCATCTGTGTCAGATATTGAAGGGGTATCTTTGCGCCTTCGAGAGCTGCGAGGTGCTGCGCTGGTTCTGGGCATTTGAACTCGACAAGCCCACTATCACCGGCTAACCCGTCAGGACTACATCCGCTCATCTCGATAGTTGGATGTTCGACAAATCCGACTTGTTCAATTTTGATGCTGTTGAGGAATGAATACACTTTTCGCGCATCATCCTCGACCTCGTTTCCACGCTCCATCGAAGCGGATTTGAAGCCGTTTTCATCGCGCCGACCGGTCAGTCGCTCAAGCACCAATTCGGCCATGTAGTTCTTACGACCGGCGGCAACCATACCGCTCTTTGCGCGAGCAACAATGCTCTGAATTTTTGAGGCTGTGGCCTTACCAAGGCGAAGCTCATGCCACTCTGGCGTTCCTTGCTGGATATCCATCACGCGGCCTCCCCAAGGTTTTCTTTGGATGACATCTGACCGCGCTTGATGGTCAGGGCCGTGCAAGCATCGCCAAACCGACCGGCGGGAAGGTCTTCAAGGCGATCTACTTTCAGGTATTCACAAAAACCAGCCTCATCTCCGCCAAGGTCCGCCAGTTCGCGGCGGAGGTTCTGAAGGTGCGCATCACCAATGGTTTGCGCGTCCTCGGCGGTTAGTTCTGATTTTTCGGCATCATCATCGGCAGAGGCTGACAATCCGAGCGCCGCTTTCAGGGTGTAGCGCTGCAAATACGTGATCGTTGACCCGATAGCCTGGATGCTGTTCTTGTTTCCAGACTTGTCGTGACCAGCTGTCAGGGTTGTTTCTTCGCTGTGGCCTTCGCGGTGCGATAGAACGCATGTGACCGATACAGAGCCATTGGCATCGTTAGTTTTAAATCGGTAAGACAGGCCAAATTGAGACAGGATCGGGGTGATCGTCCGCTCTATGCCCGCCAAATCCTCGAACTTGTAATGCGTTCGACCTTTATTGGAGCTGAAATCAACCGTGCGGTTTTTGATGATGGGCGGGATTTTTTCCTTGGCGTCAGCAATTGCATTGTCAAACGCCTTGCGGCCTTGGTTGGCCTCCCAGCGCTCGTGAAGGGTCATAAGCCTTTCGACGATCTCCATGCTGGCCCCATCCTCAACGGCATTATTGAGGATTTCCAGAGGTGTAAGCTTGGCTTCATGGTCGTGTTGGACTGGCAGTGAGTCTGGGGTCAAGGTTACTTGTTGATCGGTATTCATTTCAGACCTCAAAAGTTGATTTGAATGTTGGGGATGGAGCCGCTTTCAATCGCGGTAATGATGGCCAAGGCTTGGATGTCGTCGAGGTGGCCGGTGCGCATCAGGGCCTCAACAGCGGCCTTGATAACCGCCTCTCGGTGATCAGCGTCAGCTGCCCGTCTGTTGGCCTCCTCGGCTTCATGACGAGCCTTGGCTGCGCGCTCTTCCTCAATTTTGGCGAGGCGGTTGCTTTCGTCGATCCGGGCTTGTTCGGCTGCGGCCTCTTCGCGCCGTTTCATTTCAGCTTCGCGGGCTTTTTCTTCTTCAGCTTTCCGCTTTTCAGCCTCGACCCGGCGCTCTTCAGCTAGTCTCTGCTGTTCGGCTTCAGCGTCTTTTTTGGCGCGGGCCTCATTTGCTTTGCGAAGCTGTTGCAGCTCTGCCCGGCCAGCTTCTTCCTTGAGGAGCCTTTCAAGGGCAGCGCACAGAATTTGGGTGGCCGATTCATGCAGGCCAATGGCCAAGGCGTAATCATCGCCGAAACGTTCTTCGCCTATTTCGATTTCAGCGAGGCGCTCAATGTCGTCAGAAACGCTCTTGCTCGTGGCGTCGTGCGCGACCAAGGCAAAGGCTCTGAGGCGAGACATGACAATCTCGTTTTCCGCCTGAATAGCTTTTTGTTCGTTATCCCACTTGTTCAGGGGTTCACGAACTTTGTCCCGAAGCGCTTCAAGTTTTTCTTTGTACAAATTTCGGGCGGCATTGATTTTCTTGATTGAGGCTTGAGCATCTGCGTTCAAGCCCTTGCCAGCGTCATCAATTGCCGTTTTCGACTGAGCGACCTTGTAGGCCATTGAGGCGATAGCTTTGCGGCCCTTCTCTGTTGTGACGTCGGGAATTAGCGTGTCGGTTTCAGCCTCAACAGCCTTGAAAAATTCGTCGAACTTTTCTCCATCCGTAAATACCAGGGCAGGATTTTCGGTGACATCGGCAACGATAGCCACGTCAACAGCTTCGCTATCCGGTGTATCTATTTTCACTTGAGCATTCATTGTTTCATCCATTCATTGTTTGAGGGGTGAACCGGCCAGCCCGGACGGGGTCTGGGGAGAACTGGTCAAGGCCAGCCGGTTCTGATCAGGGACATGAAGCGCGGTCACACGCGCAGGGGGGGTCATGCCGCTGATTGTGGGGGTTCTGGTGTGGGCTCGAAGCCCGTATGAGGTGGAGGAGGGGTAGGTTCGTTATCAACGGCCAGAACCGGACCTGTTGCGGACCTTAGCTGGGCAACCAAGCAAATGTTCTCGCGGAACCTTCGCAGGCATGTCTCAGCATTTCCGGCCAGCCTGATTGAGGCCTCCAGAGGCTCACGACACATCGTGTCGGCTGGGTTGTGTGCTGTGCTTTCAGCCATGCCGATCTTGCGCAAGGCGTCGTGCATCAGCCGGTTGGCGCTCTCCAATTCATCAAGAGCTGCAGCGATTGAATTTGAGACTGAATCTGTCATTTCTTCCTCCATGTTCGGCGGGTGTCTTTGTTGGTTTTGCGGTCCTTGATCCGGGCCAAAACAGAGGCCGGTGGGCCGTCTTCATTGTTGGCGGGACGGATAGGCTCCTTGAGAAGCGGATTGAGGAGAGAGCGGTTCATGCCGCTTCATCCTCGGACTCAACAGGAGCCTCTTTGACCTCACTCCATGAGTTAGCGCGAAGACGAAGCAGGCCAATCACAGCCGCGTATTCTTGCCCGTACTGGTTTTCGCCATGTCTTTCCTTCACGGCAATTTCAAATTCGTCTAAAGTCCCAGACCAACAACCCCGGCAAACCCACGGACCGTCCTTGCTTCTGCAAAGGGTCAACGTTCCATTTTCCGACCCGATATGGGAAAGCCACAAGACCTCCGCATTGCCGTAGACCCACGCATCGCCGGAGACCCTCGCATCGCCGGAGACCCACGCATCGCCGGAGACCCTCGCATCGCCGGAGACCCTCGCATCGCCGGAGACCCTCGCATCGCCGGAGACCCTCGCATCGCCGTAGACCCTCGCATTGCCGTAGACCCACGCATTGCCGTAGACCCGCGCATTGCCGTAGACCCACGCATTGCCGTAGACCCGCGCATTGCCGTAGACCCGCGCATTGCCGTAGACCATCGCATCGCCGGAGACCCTCGCATCGCCGGAGACCCTCGCATCGCCGGAGACCCTCGCATCGCCGGAGACCCACGCATCGCCGGAGACCCACGCATCGCCGGAGACTGAAAGATTTTCTTCTTTTTCGATCCAACCACCGACATCACCGATGGAAATACCGATAGATGCGATTGCGACGAGGGATCGAATTTGCTTCAGCTCTGCGCCAAAAGCCTTTTTGGTTTGGCCCGTGAATTCATACTTTTCGTTTTTCATGCCGCGCTCTCCATCTCAGTGTTGAATTTACGAATGGCTTCAGCTTCGCTCTCTTCGATAGGCTCGACGCTGATCCGGTAGGACTGGCCGTCAAAGGGATCGGTGATGACCGACTCCATGCCGCTCGCATATGCGTTGAGCGAGAGGCTTTCAAAGACCTCGCCGTTATCAGCTGATCGGTGGGGTTTGTTTTTCAGCCGGCCCAAGATGGTGGCCAAAATGCGAAGGCAATAGGTCGTTCTCGGCAGGGTCACCGGCTCGAAAATTTCTCTGCTTGCTGGAGGGATAGCCATTACGCTGCCTCCAAGGCCTGTTCAGCCTCTTCAACTTCAGCGGCAAATTCACAAATCGCATCGCCTTCAAGATAATCGTGAAGGGCATCAGCTACGGTCTTTGCGGCATCATCACCAACAGCGGCTTGAACCAGTTTTTCCAGCTTTGCAGCGGTGGCCCGGATTTCATCCAGAGCTTCACGTGAATTGGTAATCTCGTGATCGTCAGGGCCATTGGAATGGAAAAGGCTTGTGGTGTTTGACATCGTCTTGTTCTCCCAAGTTGTGAGAGAAGGTACGCGTAACGCGTACTTACT